ATACCTGCATTAAAATCAGATACTACATTCATTGCAATTAATCATGTATATGATGACCCTGGTTCTATGTTCACACAAAAGATTAAATCTCAATCAGGTGGTAAAAAACTGGCATACGTTGCCACAGTAACTATTCAATGTACAAAAGCTTTACAAAAAGCTGAAAAGAAAGATAAAGGACCTGATGGTGGTCATTATAATGGTGCAGACTTAAGATTTTTCACTGTGAAAAACAGATTAGTTAAACCTTTCGTAGAAGCAGAAATGCATATTGATTTTTCTAAAGGTATCGATAAATGGGACGGCTTGATTGAACCTGCTGTAAATTATGGTTTTATCAAACAAGCTGGTGCTTGGTATGAAGTCCCTTCTTATTCAGATAAGAAAGTTCAAAGAGGTGAGTTACTTAACAACGATGAAATATGGCATACGTTTTTAGATGAGTTTAATGAAGCATCTAAAAAAGAATTGGCGTATTCTTCAGTTAATCAAATTGATGAGTTGAATGTTTCAGAAACAGAAGTATAATAACTTATGTCGAATACGAAATATGATAACGATATTCCTTTAAAACCGGACTTATCAGATGATGTAGTTGAACTTCTAATACTTAAAAAAGTTCTTACAGACCAAACTTATACACATTTGTTTTTAGAAACTTTTGATAAAAGATGGTTTTCAAATGAAGATATAAGACTTCAATTAGGTGTTTGTTTAAAACACTTCAGAAAGTATGACTCTGTACCTAATAGAAGTTTGATGTCTGCTTATATTGATAAGTTATCAGAAACAAATGATTCTCTTAAAAACAAAAAATCAAAAGTATTAGATTATTTTGATGATGCTTTAGATTTAGACATTTCTAAAAGTGATGAACAAGACAATCTATTTGTTGAAAAACAAGTATTATCTTTTATTCGTGAGAAAGCTTTATATTATGCAATCATGGATAATATTGACCGTATAGAATCTAAAAAAGACCCAACAAAATGTATTGAAGCATTCGAGAAAGCATTAGGTCTTACTTTATATAAAGATTTAGGTGCTGATTATTTTGAAGATATAGGTGGTCACTTTGATGACTTGTGTAGTCCAGAATCTAAAATACCTTTAGGCATAACTTGTTTAGATAGAACTACAAATGGTGGTATCTCATCTGACGGTGATTGTCTTTTAGTATTCATGGCACAACCATGTTTAGGTAAATCTTTGATGTTGTCAAATATTGCAAAGAAAGTTTTAGATCAAAATGGTTTTGCTTTAGTTATCACTTTAGAGTTATCTGAAAAAATGTATCAAAGAAGATTCTCTGCACATATATCAGGTAACAATATTGATAATCTTCGTGACACTAGAAAAGATTCTCAGTCAAAGATTGAAAAATATTTTTCACAACACCCAGGTTCTAAACTTGTAGTAAAAAGATTTCCAGAAAATAGTATCACAACTATGAATCTTGATAATTATATAGATAAATTAATTAAGACGATAGGTAGAACACCTGATATTATTTTTGTAGATTATCTAAATTTAATGTTACCTAAAAACAAGACTTATAACTCTACGATGTATGAAAGAGTCGGTGATGTTGCTCGTGACTTAAGAGCCTTGAGTGCCAAATTTAAAAGACCAGTTGTAACTGCGACACAAGTTAATACTGAAGGATATAACACATCAAATATTGGTCTTGAGAATACGAGTGAGTCAAAAGGTATTGCACATACGGCCGATGTAGTGATTGCACTTTCTCAAGAAGAAGATGATATTGAAGCTGGTTGCATCAACGCTAAATTTTTGAAGAACAGATATGGTAAAAATCATATAAGAAATAGATTATCGATTGATTATGAAACATTAGTTATTGACGACTTTGATAAATTAGTTCAGTCAGGTGATGACACAGGTAGTGTAGTTGACTCGGTAAAAGAAGATGAAAATTTTGAAGGACTATTCTAATGTTAGGGAACTTTTTTAATGATGAAGAACAATCGACTCATGTAAAAATAGATATGAAATTATTTGAAGATACACTGTCTGATTATGCAGGGTCTTTCAAAAAAGAAAAAATGATTTCTAAAATGAAAGATATATATCGTGATAAAGAATTGTTAATAGATTTCTTAAACAGAATGAAAGTTGATCTTAAATATTTAGTTATATTAACATATAATTATAATCCTACTATAATAACACCACACTTAAAAAGAGAACTTAACGAAAAAATTAGTGAAAGACCTAGTTATCCATTTTAAATTATGAAGTACACAGCAGAAGAAGTTTGTTGGTTATATTGGAAATATTATCAGAGAGAATCTAAAGGTATTTTTATCAAAAGATTTAAAAACTTTGATAAACATAAAGAAGATATAAAGAAATGGGTTTGCTATGAAAAGTTGTGTATCATAGCAAATGATTTTGATATAAATCTAAATGAATATATTCCAATGGTTGCTAAAAAGTTTAATGGTAAATTTTTCCACCCTAAACAACTTATTAATCCTTCAAATTTAGAAATGTGGCAACATAGACACAAAAAAGGTCAAGAACTTAATAACTCTCAAAAGATAGTAGATAAAACATTAAAGAGTATGAAGTTTATAGTTAAGTTTTGTAAAGATAATGATTTAAAAAATTTACAAGAATATATTGAAGAGTCAATCAAAGCTGAAGTTCTAGGCTTACACATTGCGACAGGTAGATTATCAAAGTATTTTTTATCTCTGATACCTGTAAAAGTTCTAAACTCTATTAAGTATAGTATTGAACCGGATATATCTAATATACTAGATAACACAGTAATAAAACATAGAGATGCTTTAAGAGATAATACAATAAAAGCTTTTGTTGATATACGAGGTGTAGAATTACCAAGTGTATCAGCAGTGGTGAATACAAATATAGAAAAAGTATTAAAAAAATAAAATAATGAGTATAATAATCTATGAAAACATTAGTAAAAATATTAATTGTATTAAGTGTGACTTATTGTGCATTTTTACTAACTGGTTGCAAAACAATGCAATCACCAGTAATTAATTTAAAAGAGCCAATAAGTACTGGTGGTTCTTGGATTATGGAAAGAAAAGATTTTAAAGTATACATTGATTAGGAGTAAAGTATGAGTAATATTAAGTTAACAACAGGTTCATTAACAGAAGCACTTAAAAAATCAGGTGCTAATACAAGAAATAATAATGACCAAATGTGGAAGAATTTTCTAACACCAAAACCTACACCAGAAGGTTCTTATTACAGAATGAGACTTTTATGGTTTGTAGACGAAAATAGTAATCGTAATATACCTTTTATAGAACAGTATAATCATACAGTTTATGATAGAGATGAAAATGGAAAGTTAACAGTTGATTTTGTTACTTGTCCTACATCACCATATCTTAATATTAAGAATGCATGGCAATCTTGTCCTATCTGTCAGTATGCAAACAATCAGTTTGAACTTGCAAAGTCTACTAACTTTACTAATAAAGTAGCTAGTGCAAATCACAGAAAAATGCGTAGACAATTTGTTGCGTTTATACCAGCTTATATTATTTCAGACCCTAATGTACCTGAAAATAATGGTCGAGTTATGCTTTTCTTGATTCGTGACCGTGATATATATAAGAGATTGTGTGAGCAAGTCAAAGGTAAAGAACATGAACTACCTGTTTTCAATGGTGAAGGTGCTGTAGATTTAGCAGTTGTTGTTCAAGATGTTCCTCAAAAGAACAAAGACGGTTCTGAAAGAATTAATCAATACACAGGTCAACCATATACTAGAAAAGAACTTAAGTTTCAATTTGGTAGTAAAGCACATGATATTGAAATACCAGTATCTCAAATAGAAGCGATTGATTTTGATTCTCTATATTCATATTCATCAGAGATTGAATTAAAGGCCTTTTTAGCAAAACATACTACACCAGTAGATGTTCCAGAAGATGACTTTGATATTACAATATCTGAAGATACACCAACTGTAGATGTAACAACTACAACTACAAAAGATGATATTGTTGAGATGGGTTCCACAGATGAAGCTGATACTAACGATATTGATATTGATGACATTGATATAAGTGACGTAAATTCTAATACTGATGAAGTAACTGAAACTAAAGAAGTTGAAGAAGAGAAGAAAGAAAATTTAGTTACGAATGAAATAAATGTTGATGATGTTTTAGCAGACATTCCAGACATTGATGATCTCTTTTAGAAAAATGGGTTATAACAGAAAAAAGAAAACAAAACAAAAGCACGATAACGCTTTTGAGTCTGATAAAATAGAAAGAAAACTCAATAAGAAAAAAAGAGTTTCTATTAAGAATAAAAAACACTATGAAGATACCTAGAGTAAAGAAAGGCATGAGAGTCTTAGTAACATGGGAAGACATTCAAGCTATACTTCACTCTGAAGACGACATAGAACCTGCTCTTGCTGAAACAGTTGGTTGGGTTGATAATTCAAGTAACACATGGATAAGATTAGTAACATCTAGATATTATGCAGAACAAGGTTTTGATAAATTAGCAGATAAGATTGTTATACCAAAAGGTTGCATTTTAAATATTGAGGAAATATGAGATATACACATAACCCTGAAAAATATGAAGGTGTGAGATGGACAAGTCTTTCTTTAGATGAAAGAAATGAATTTCTAGAAGCATCTTACGAAGAATGTAGAAGATTATATCCTCAAGAGTTTGTACCAGACTATCCAACAGATACTGAAGAACTTCGTAGTACTTTACTTGAAGATTTTAGATTCAAGAGAACTATGCCAGTTGAAGAGTATACTTTATGGACAAAATGGAATGAGATACAAACAAAGTTTGCTTGGGTAAAACCTAAAGTAATGCAACAGATACTTGAGATTCGTGACAATATTTGGAGACCAACATCGTTTGAAGATTTTGAAAAACTAGATGTAGAAGTTATATCAACAAAAGAAAACAAGAATTTATTATTTGTTTGGAATACTCTGAGAACATTTACTAGTACAATGCCTAATAATCAAAACTTAGGTAGAAACTTATTCTTTATTGTAAGAGACAAACCTACCGGAAAATACCTAGGTGTCTTTTGTGTATCTTCAGACTTTCTTGATTTAACTTGTAGAGATGAAAAGATTGGTTGGACTCGTGAGCAAAGGTCTATGGAACATTTAATCAATCGAACTTATATTGGTTCTACGATAGTACCTACTCAACCTCTTGGCTTTAACTTTACAGGTGGTAAATTATTAGCAATGTTAGTAACATCTGATGTTGTTCAAAAAGCATGGTACGAAAAGTATGGTGATTTCCCTGGTGGTTGTACTACAACTAGTTTGTATGATAAATCAGCCGGTGATAAACCAGTATCACAATATTCAGGTCTTAAACCGTATTGGAAAACTATGGGTTTTTCTAATGGTACTGTAATGGTTGACCCTACACCTGCTAATCGAAAATTAGTTAAAGATTGGATGAAAGTCAATGACCCTTGGAATTATTGGAAGTATAATCTTGCACTAAAACCCGGACCAAAAGGTTGGACAGGCTTCAAAGATTCTAAGACTAGATTTATCATAACAGCATTTGCTAAAAAGAATTTAAATATTGATAGAGATGAGATTAGATCAGAACATAGACGAGGTGTTTATTTCTGTAGATTTTATGAAAACACAGATGCATATCTTCGTAATGAAATAACACACGAAGAACTTAAAAAGAATGTAGACTTTAGTGTTGACACCATTGTTAATAAATGGAAGAACAAATATGCCTCTAAAAGGTTTAAGTCATTAGAAAATCAAGACCGTTTAAATCTAGACGAAAGTCTTTTCTATTCAGATATGCTTCACATGGATTGGGAAGAAGCTAAAGAAAAATATCTTGGTAATGTCGGTAGATAATCTTTTCTCATCGTTATTTTGTAAATAATAACAAGTATTGGAGAAAGATTATGAAAAGTTTCAAAGAAGTATATAAAAATTATCACTCAGATAATATTCGTGAGGATTTAGATGAGATAATTAAATAT